AAATAGCTACTTCAGTACCTCTCATTAATAATTCCGCGTTTCCCTGAGGTGACGAATAACCTAAATCTGTATCAGTATTAGTAATATTCGCGATGTTATTAGAATTTTCCGATACTATACTATATTGCGACCCTAAAAGCATAGCGGTATTTATATAATTAAAATATATTTTACGTTTTGCCGAAGCATAAATATAATTTCCAGCAAAATACAAGTTTGTAATATTGTTAGCGTTGTCACCGATAATTTTGAATGCATAATCTGTATTGGTGCCTATTTTTTCGAAAATATTATTGATAAAAACGTCTCCGTAACATGAGTTATTAGGGTCATTAGCAAGCGTGAATCCTTCGATTAATGATGCATAAAAAATATTACTATCGAATGTGCTTGTTCGTACTCCGATCATTTCGAGGCACACTGCATTCTGGCGATTTGCACTTGCGAACTGCAAACGATTTCCATGGAATCTCAGTTCGTTTTGATTTAAAATTCTAACTATTGGCTTATTCCATGCTCCGCTTTGCGATGTCGCATTAAAGGTGCAATTTGAAACTACACAATTTTCTGACAAATGCGTTCCGTCTGCGTTTCCAAGCTCTAACAGCGTTCCCTTACAGCCATCGATATACATATTACTCAAAATTGAATTCTCGTAGCTTAAATTAACTTTAATTCCGTTCGCGTTGTGATCATTGCCGTAAATACGGAAATCATGAAAATATACATGGTGATTATCGGTAGTAGTAAAGACAAACCCATCAAAATCAGCGTTGACCTTAATCATGCTCGGAAGTCCGCATCCATAAATTTCTATGCTGGCTGGGATTGAAATCGGAGCAGATACTATATAAGTACCAACTGGAATATATAAAGCTGATGCAGTATTAACTGCCTCCTGTATTGCAGCAGTGTCGTCTGTAACCCCGTCTCCCATCGCTCCGAAATCTTTGATAGACATAGCCGCCCCGGATGTAATGTCGTGTAAGTCTACGGTTTTATCTGGAAACTTCACTTTCCATGCAGGTGCTTCGCTCTCATACGACGCACTGCCGAACTTTCCGGTATATTTTCCGGTCACGCCTTCCGTCTTGTCTCCTGCGTAAACTTCCGTTCTCAGCCCTCCGACATTGACTGTAGATGCGCCGTCAATATGTACGGAATCGTTTCCGTCAACGTTGATCTCGCGATCGCCTGTAATCTGCTCCGTTAACTTGCCATCAGAGTCTAACAGCATATCTCTTGTGCTGTGCAATGTGAGGTTACTTGCTGTCTCTGCGATATCCCCGGCAACAAGCGTATAATCGCCCGACACATTAACAGTATCATTACTAACCTGCGCCGTCCGATCTCTGCCATAGTAACGCGCAAGCAGTGACTCAATGGTAGTTTTAACCAGATTAGTCCCCGGGATATACTTTGATCCGGTCAGAATCGCCCGCGTCACCCGATACAGATCCCCAGCATACCATACAAGATCATTGACAAGTAAATCTTTTGTCGCATAGTTCTGATCTCTGTCATTAAATGCGACGCCGTCCATGATCTTATTATAGATGTCCTGATAGTTAAACACCACCACCCAGTAGCTGGTATTTGTTAGCTCCACTCCTGCCGGAACCGGAACCTTACTCATGTATGCAGTCCCGCTTTTAGGATCAACAACGACTGTATTTGCCGGATACTGTGTCGTGATATCCCATTGGATCGGGTCCGCGTACTTGATTGTCTTAAGATCGATCGCAGTAGCAAGATCCTGCTTAAAGCTCATAAGCTCTTTAATTAACCAACCTAGATTGTACTGATACATCTCACCTTTAATTAAATAATCCTTATCTGACATGATGCGTTACCTCCCATAAAAAGAGTAGATATTTAAGGTATTTGGATCCCCCGCCCGGAGTTGGCGGAACTGGCGGCTCGCCTGCCAAGACCTCATACCAATAGTTTCCGTTTTCGCGCCGCGCGTCCTCTGTCGCGCCCGGATCCGCGGGGCGCTCGTAATTGTACAGCCAAGTAACCGCAAGCTCTCCCGGATCCTCTTCGGAAATCTTATACTCCGCATATGACATCGGATAAGATCCGGTTGGATAATAGTCCGCGTGTTCGTCAAGAAAAATCATCTGCGCGTATCCATCATCCTGCGACCCCGTCTTGTCGGAAAAATTCGGACCGTAGCCCGGAATCGCTTTGGCATCTGCGCTATCAATGTATTTGCTCGCAGGTGTAAACTGTGTGAGTCCATAGCCTTTATTTGTCCATGGGGATCCTGTGGAAGCTCCCACGTTGTCACTTTGCCAGCGCCAAGGATTATATCCGGACTCCGCGCCGATATTTCCCAGTACGCCGCATACGGCATTTAAAGACCAGCCGCGGCTCCCCAGAATCCCCCAGATCGCACGAGCGTTTTCCTTCGCTTCGGTCGACGATCGGAGATAAGCTCCGACCGTCTTACAATGCCAGCTCATGGGCGGTACACCGCGTAAAGCTTGCGCGTGTCGTAGTTTTTAACGCAGATGCTATTATCTTGATTCCCACCAATGCAAGGCACCACGGCGGACTGAATCGCGACTTTTTCCGCTGCACACACTCCAACGTGCTTACTGGATGTATTGGTCATCGCATCGCCAGACCATAGCCAGAAAAGAATATCTCCCTGATGTATAGTGGTTGGTAGTCCCGATGTACGGCGCTCGTAGTATATCCCGGATCCTTTAGATGCGAGTATCTTACATTTCCACCGCATGTCATTAACATTTTCCGCTTTAATAGGCAACCCTAGCTGATCCGCAAAGTAAGATACCGCCGTTGCACACCAAGAAGCCTTAACCAAGGATCCATAATACCATTTCTGGATCTGTGCGACAATCCCGTCATACTCTTTTGTACCCTCAAACTGCTTAAAAAGCTTATAGAGTTTTTCTCCTTTTGTCTCGGGAATCTCCTCGTGATATGGCTCACAGATACCAGTTTCTGTATCAATAATATATTTTGCCATTACTTGTCTCCTCCTAACTTATCCGTGAGTTGCGTAATTGCGATCTTAAGATCTGTGATTGCTTCACGCATAGAGTTGGACTCTTCGCTATGCTTCTTATTCTGGTCGATCATATACCAGAAAAGTGCTGCACACATGCAGATCGGAAAACCAAGTGTGCTGATTGCTGTGATGATGTCTTGTGCTGTCATAGTATACCTCCTTAATATACGTCGAGACAAAAGGCGTCTCTATAATCCTCGGCGATCTCCTCAATCAGGGAATATCTTACAAGATCACGCTCTGACTGGATCATCTGCTGTGATGTGGTAACACCGATGTTACCATGCGTCCGATTGCTGTGAGTAAAGGTGTCCGTGATGTTTTCCGTGCCGGAAGTCTCAGAGCTTGTGTCAATATCCCTTCGGTAACTGGAAGTTCCGCCACCCGTCACGGTATCTTTGCTGTCCGGCTGATAGTCCGATGCATTCTCCGCGGATACATCATGCAAGGACGTTTCATTTTCCATCCTCTCCTCGGCGTTTGTCTCTCCGTTCGTGCCGGATGCAGTGCCTGACGTAGCCCGGTCCGTCGTCCTCTTCTCCTCAATATTTTCCTTGCGGTCGTAGTTTTCGATTGGATTGTATTCCAGATGCAATGTTGCATCTAACTTTGCCCAGATCGGAAGTCTCCTCGCGCTCCACGTACCGATATAATGCCGCATCCATTCTGGATCCGGATGGGCGAGTGCCGCATTTCCGTGTCTCTCTAAAATGCAGTTAATGACCAATTTTTTATCGACCCCCTCCGGAAGCTGTAACCCATCAAAAAGAGCAGAATCAAAAAGCAAAAGGTCATTCGTTGACCCCGTCGGATGCAGTTGGTGACTGTAAAGGTTTTGTCTTGGTATCCAGAATGCCATCTTTTTCCATCTCCTCTCCGCTGTAGGTAAACTTAATTTCCGTGCCAAACATCCGGTTCACGCGGTCACACGACTCATTGAGACAATCCTGCCAAACCTGTCTCCGGTTGAAAAATTCCGAAGTATTTACACTGGACTCAATTTGATTCTCGCGCTCTTTTTTATCGCTCGCCACTGGAACGCCCATCTCCCGGTAAAATGCTGTGATAACATTCCGTCTTGCATCCAGCAACTCCGGAAGGATAAAGTTTTTACTAAGATCTCTATCAAACTGTACCCAAGGAAGCTCCGGAGTCTCTCCGGGCATTGCCTTTTTAATTGATCGATTGTAGATAATATATGGATCTCCATTTTCAATCTTTTCAAAAAGGCTCTCCATGGATCGTTTTTCCTTATCGTTATCCGCCGCGGCGATATATGCAAACCTTGCGTTAATCATCTGCTGGCGGACCGCGATATCCATTGCCTGCATTTCCGCTGCATACTTATCAATGATATCCCATATCCCTGTGTAGTCTGGCGTAAGCTTAATGTTTTCGCATTCCTGCCCGATTACAAGCGGTCTGGAAAAACTAAAATACGGCGTCGCGACCGTCATTCCCCATGGTTCAAACTGTAGTCCGACTCCGTGCGGCGCGGAAGGCTGGAAAGTGATTCCGTACCGCTTTGTCTCAAATACCGTAAGATACCCAAGATGGAAAAGCCCCCAAAGAAATGCATCTTTGTCCGTTTGCACCTGCCCCGGCGCCGCCTGCGGAAGTCCTTCCACCTTCCAGATTCCGCGCGCCCGCTGGAAAAAAGACCTCTCCCAGTAATTATAAGACCCCGTGGAAAAGTCTGGAATGAACCCGGTATTCTGGGGATAATATCCGCTATAATTATACACTGTATCACCTCCTATTCGATAAAGACTCCGCTATCCATAAGTGCCGCGATCGCGTTCTTTTCTGACATTCTCTGATTCCCCTTGATGGAGAACCCGCGTGTCTTACAATATCCCGGAACGGGTTTCCCCATCTGCATGACGGGCAGACCATACACCGCAGAAAATGTCCCCGCGTTAATAGGCGGATAGTAAAGAACAACGACCTTCGCAAGCGTCGACTGTCCCATTGAGGCGTTGTTGGATAGTGATCCTGCGCATTGTACGACCGGCGTTAATGCCTGCACGACTCCAGATCCTACATTACTAAGACCTTGACCAATGTCTGACAACCCCGCTCCGGCATCTCCGGCAACTCCAAGAGTCAATAAACTCTGTGCGGCTCCTTGCGCGGAAGAGAGTACCCCTCCGCCCGCTTGAATCGCTCCTCCGATCGCTTGAATCGCGCCGGAGACGAAATTCTGAATAGGAACATTACTGGATCCGATCGCGTAACTACATCCGATGGAAGCGGATCCAACATATACCGGATAGTCTCCTGCATCAACCCGGAGTGACACCGAACCGGAGAGAACTTCAACGCACCACGTAAAGGTGAGTTTTTCCGCATTGTTGCACTGATCCACCGGAACGCCGACTGTACCGACAAAAGGCACATAACATAGGATCTGACAATTCATCCTCCGCCAGTCGTTAACCGCCCAAGGAATTTTAACCTCCGTAACCTTTTTGACAATGGTATTTGCGTCAATCTGGTACGCCTTGACACCCGTGTTAAAATCTCCTAAATAGACGTCTCCATAATCGGTGACGGGAATATTGACGGACGCGATCGGTAGCCAGATACAAGACCGAATTGCACTGATCGCGGACCCCTGAGTTAAGGCGTTCGCGGTAAAATACTTGAGGATCGCCATCTCATCTAAATCCGTGATTGCATCTGTAATATCTGATGATATAGTATTTATCAATGCTTTCATGTTGTTTTTACTGATCCGCCAGACTGTCACGCCGCCATTTGCTCCGACTGCCGAAAGAATATAACATCCTACGTCCAAGGATAGCGCCCCGCCTGTCACGTCAACCTCCGCAGTGGAAATCTGCGGCACCTGCGAAATATTCTGTCTTGCATCTCTTAATCGTTTATCTGTTGAGGTCGTATCGGTATTATATCCATACTCGATATAGCAATCGGTGTCCAGGATCTCTGGACGATACGTTGCCAGCGGATCCATGACACCGGACACCTGCCAGGCACCTGCCCGCACTGATATAATGGATGTGATCCAATAATAGGAGGATACCGCCGCGATATACATGGCGTTCCACTGCGGATATTCAGTAAGTCCCGTCATGGAAAGCTCCAAGACGGGACTGTCGATATCCTTGGCGTTTTTCCAGACGGCGCTTGTCTTAGTCCATTTGCTGTAATCGCTCTGAAAAGTGGAGTTGTACCGCTTATCAGTATTACCAAGATAGACATCAAAAGCCATGAAAAACCTCCTACTATGCTGCTTCATCCTCCATATAATAGAGAATCGCGTTTTCCGTGAAATCATTGGTAAAGTCGTTCGCCCAGTGATAAAACGTGTTGACGTATCCGCCGCCCGCGTTATCCGGCGTTGTGATGGTGCGATCCAGACGATAAGTAGACATCAACGCCGGACGGTCATACATGATACCAACAATGTAGGGTTTTGTCACTGCGGCACCCGTGACGACTGTACCGTCTGCCACCTTAAGCTGATTCGGTTTGACATTGATGTTACCCTCTTTGCCACTCTCCGCACTCTGCCAGTAAGCAATGCGACGATAGTTATCAAGCTTGAGATAACCATCGTGGAAGACCTGAGATAATACATTTGCTTCTGCGTCATATAAGAGTGGTGCAAGTAAACAAAGTCTCTGTTCGCTCTTTGGAGTGTGGCGGTATAAATGCAGCGCGTTGCCCAGATCATCATTCCTTGCTGGTGTCAGGTGGAAAAGCTCTGTATTCTTCGCCATCATATCCGAATCATACTGGATATGGGAAACCAAGAACGCGAGGAACTCTTTCAGATAAGTTGTCCGAAGCTGTTCACTTGTATAGTTAGTACCATACTTTGTGTTGTATTCTTTTGTAAGGTTTACCTTGGATCTCGCTGCCCCGATGTTATAGAGACCGCCGATGAAGTTTAAGAGAATCGCACGATTGCGGGCTTCTTTCATCATTGCGATTTCGTTCTGGTTTTCGACCGCAAGACCCGCGATAAATCTGGCAAGATCCTCATTGGAACGAAATGCCACATCGAGCTGATAAAGCCAGCGTGTAATATGCTTCTGAAGAATTTTGTTACCTCCGAACTGCATCTCTAACGGGTACTGCTTTTTGACCTTGTAATGGTCAACGCTCTCTCCGTCTTTTAAGGTATAGCCTGCTCCGCTTGCAACGGTGTTCCAAGACTGCTCCGCCTCGAAGTCATTGGAATAGTAGCTAATCTTTCTCGAAATCTGTCCATATGCCATGTTATCGACCTCGACACCAAAGTCATCCGCCTCATACGGGCGAATCGCGATCAAGGTACGCCCGACCTGCAAAGATAATGCATTTAACAATGTTTCCTGCCCGTAGATCTGCGCCGCCTGTGCGACTGTAATCATGGAGCTTGTGTCCGTTGCCGCCAGTGCTCCGCCGCCCGCCTGCGCGATCAGGGAATTTACTACGGCGTGAATGTCAACGGGTAAAGTCGTGTTTGCCATTATTTCTTATCTCCTTCCTGCGGTACCTTAATGCCGCCAAGTCTGCACACAATGTCGTCGATGGTCTCCGGCTGTGGAACAGATCCCTGTACATTTGGGATCCGCAGCGCATTGATCGCACTTAAGAGATCCGCCGAAGTCGGCTGAGTTACCGGCTGAGTTACCGGCTGAGTTACCGGCTGAGTTACCGGCTGAGTTACCGGCTGAGTTACCGGCTGAGTCTGCGCACCGTAAATGCTTGTGTACGCTTCGTAAAGTTTTATAAAATCAGTAAATTTTAACATTACTGCACCTCCTTCTGAATAAAGGAGGAGTGTGGAAAGCAAGAATCCCGCCGCTCCGGATTCCGTCCGGCTTGCTTTGTGCGGCGCTCCTCCTGCCTTAACTATAAGCCATACCCCCCCGATAAGTCAATCTTTAATTTTTAAAAAGCGCTTAAAATCTGATAAGGACCCTACGGAATCAAATGTCATATACCCGCCATTATACATCATACGTAGTTCCGGGTAGTTAAGTCCCGCCCGAATTCTGCCCTCCGGCGTGTCCGGAAAACTGATCCTCGCCCGGTGCGGGGATCTGCACCCGTAGGCAGACGATCCGTTTTCGTAGATAAAGACATCGCCAAGTCTGCATAAAGGACGGTATCCCGCGATGGATTTCGGGCGGATCAGGTCACTTTTGTTATAGGCAAAGTTATTACCTAACGACATGCTTAAAAAGCTGGATCCTGAACCGCGTTTTCTAAGATATGCGTTTTGCGCGGTCTCAGCGCGTTTTGCTATGATCTCGTCGGAATGAGGCAATGCAATAAAAACTCCACCCGGAAGTATCTTATATTCCCTACCAGATCGCTCCAGGCGTTCAAACTCAGATGTTAAACCGTATGCCGAAAGAATCGGATCTTCAATATTAAACGCATTCGCTAATAGCCAAAACCTTAACGGCGGCTTCCCCTCAAGCTCGCGATTGCCGCATACAGTGGTATACAAGTTTAAAACTGTATCATCCTCCCCCTTTAGGCGTCTTACGCATCGCTCCGGTATAAACTCATCCAAGATCATATCTGTAAAATTAGATCCATTGAATCCTCGCATTTTTGCAATGTAATGTAACGGCATTGCCAGACCTCTACTCCTTTTGACTTTTTTGATCTCGGCGTCCTCGTCAAGATCTCCCCATATCCAAGTGTTTTGTGACACGGACTGTAAGTTTATATTATATCCCTCTTTTTTAAGCGGAATAAATGGATTAAGATCATCAGTTCGTTCTATTACTTCTAGCTCGTCGCGCGTCCGTCTGAGATACAAAGTATAGCGATCGTGATCCAGCAAATATTTTAGTGATCCATAAGTTTTACCGACTTGCCTACCGCCCACGATCACAATAAGCCACACCGGAAGAGCGGCTATTGCATCCATATTAAGCCATCCTTCCGGCGTGTAAAGCTCCAAATTATTTTGCTGTCTCATCTGTACCATTTACGATCTCGAAAACCTTATTGATCAGCGCTTTCTGGTCGGCTTCAGAAAGATAAACTGCATATCGATTATAATATTTACCGTCGGTTCCTTTGTCCTGCGGAACCGTAATAAAAGGCTCACCGTCAATTTTTCTCTCAACGACTCGCATGGAATAGAAAGAAAATCCTTTGCACTTAAGCGTGAAGATGATACAGGAATCCGAAATTTGTCTTACGTTTGTTACCTCGGCATTTACGCCTGCCAGATCGATCACCGCGCGCGCCTCCGAAAAGTTGCCAATTTTTCCGGAATTTTTCGTTGTCTTGAATGCCATAATCTTATACCTCCGATTTTATTATCTTAATTGTTACCTGCTCATAACCCATCACAAACAGTTTTTCCACCATATCCATAGCAAATGGAAGTCCTCCCATGATCATGATATAACGCCACTGTCCTCTCTGCTTATATCCGATTTTGTATTTCACTTTTCCATCACCTCCACCATTATCTTATCACCCCCCTATTAGATATGTCAATATTATTCCGCAATTATTTCTCCGATTTCTTCCGTGATCTGATCCGGTATACCTGACTGCACGAGGTACTGCCTTGGATTCATCTCCACCCATGATGCAGTACGGGTTTTCCGATTCCACTCAGTACGCTCCCGCACTGGAGAGTCGTGGTAGGTTAAGGCAAGCCCTCCTGCATCTGCGATAAAAAGCCCGTCCGCGAGATTCGCGATATCTCCTTGCATGGCAAGTTTTCCGTTTTCCTTTCTTACTCCCGCGATCGTTGTCTCAATCTCATAGCATTTAGTTTTAGGATCCCAAGATTCCGCAGCGTAGCACTTGGCGTGCAAAAAGGTAAAGCGACTGTATCCATATGCGACCATCGGATGCTCGTCTTCCGCTGTACCAATGTACACATTTTTGCCCTTACGATTCTGCACCACGGCGTTTCGGTTTTCGCATTCCTTGCGGACATCCGCGTTATAGAGATCTGCTGTGGGGATCTTTTCGCCCTCATACTTAACGCTATCGGTATCCCAGTAGATAACCTTCTCCCAGCCGACCGCTTGCTGTAAGCGGAAAAGATATAGCCGCGTGAGAGACGCAGTCCATAGCCCCCACAAGAACGGAAATTTTTTCTGTTGCGCTTTTGCCACTTTTTCGTCAGATTTTGACGCGAGGTTATCCTCCCAAGATGTCTTTTCGCACGTCATAATCTCACCGATATCTACAGCGTACTCATCACGGATCACTTTTTGAGCGCATGCGCCAAAAATTGTATTGACGCAGATCTTTGCAAATACTCGCTCCGGTCCATCTTCGGCACCCTCTTTGATTTTGAAAAATTCAAGGATCGCACCGCGGAAGGCGTCGGGCAAATACTTAAGTTCGAACGCAAGGATCTCGACACCTACCATATCATCATAATCATACGCCTGGCGAAATCGCTGCCAGTCGTTCGAATCCATATAGATGATCGCGGCAGTGCATCCAAGCATTCTGCCGTTATCGACACCTTGTAAGCCCTCCACGTCCTCGCATTTACTGATCGATACGGTTGGATCCGGGCATTCTGCTTTAATGTGCACGCCGGAGACAAAAACGCGCCCCAGCCAGCCATACCCATTATTGATTAGCATTTCCAGATCTTCCAGGGACGTATCCGCCGGAAGAGAAAAAGGCTTGCCAGACGGAAACTTTCGCAAAATCTGCTGAGATGGATGCGCGCTCTTGAGATCGTATGAATTGCAATTATTGTAGACTCTTCCAGCTCTCCATCTGCACCCATGCGTATCACCGCCCGCCATACACTTAAACGCAAGCGCGAGCTGATCTTTTGAGAGCACCAGCGCGTTCATGGCTCGCAGCGTTTTCCCATCCTGCCGGATGCGGGCGTTTACTGCTTCGATTACCATTCCCGTATTGGTAAGGGGGATATTCGCTTGCGTGTAGCCATGCTCTTTCTTTAGGCGCTCGATTGCTTCGTACAGACCTTGGACGTCATTTACAATATAATTCCATTCATCCGGTGAAAGCGGCGTGTCCGGCGTAAAATGCTTCGAGTAATCGAGATCACCAACCATTTTCGCGTGCTTGCATCCTTTAGTTGCACCGGCGAGGGACTTCTGAAAAAGTTTCAGGCTGTCCCGAAACTCAACTCCGTTATCGTACCTGATCGTGAGAGGCTTACGGGGCTTTGTGAAAAGACTGATAGGTCTCCCCCAGTTTTCCGCGAGAATTTGCGTCATGTGGAAATGCTCATGCCCCAGATTATGTACATACACGACAAGACGACGATTTTCCGATAACTCAAATTCTTCTTCCAAACGATCAAAAAGATCAATAACGTCTTCCATGTATCGGAGGACGATGCGCTCATCGTCAAGACACACGGCAATAGAATAAATATAGCCATCTTTCGCCGTTGCATAATCCTCGATATCCAGTGTTGCGGTAACGTCAATATATTCTGTGATATGCTTCTTTATTCTTTTTTCGGCGATATGAAAGACACGAGGACTGAGGTTTTCAATAAACTCCGTCACCGTCGTACATACCCATAAATCTTGACTCTTCCGCATAATTTCTCTCTCTCTATTCGCGTTTCCGGGACTCTTTACGCTTGAGATAGTATAATAGCGCGGATCCGCGTTTACTCTCATCCGCCCCGAACTGCCTCACGGCGGCATCTAAGATATCAGTTTTACCGCCCGTAATCGCCTGATAAATGATATCAGACGAAAAAAGACTTTCCGTGTTGTCGGCAAAATACTTTGTAACAGCAAACTCGAAATCTTCCAGCGATCCGGAAAAACCATGATCCTGCGCTGTCTTGTATCGTTTATCAATAGTATCTTGCCTGCCTTGGACGGTTGATGTCTTCGCCGACAAAAAGGATCGCAGTATCTTATACTCATGACGTAGAGCATTCAACGATAATTTTCCCGTGCGCTCCTGAAAACGCCGCCGGTTGACAAGATCATACATGGCATTTTCATAGATACCTTTTGTCACTCCAGCTCTCTCAAGTCTTAAAAGACGTTGGTTCGCCGCCTTAGCAGCGCGGCGAACCGCCACGGAAAGCTCCTGCTGATCTGCCTGGGATGGATCACCGATGTCATAGTCAGCCCAGGTCTTTGTTGCTAATTTTTGTCTTGGCATCTCTTTTCCACCTCCAGTACACGATAGGTAGACGCACTGTAATAATCATAGCCATATCCGACACGTTCGATCTGTACAAAAAGCATTTTGCTACGACCAATACCTAGTTCAATGGACGTTCCGATCTGACGGATACGGGCATCCGCAAGTATTGTAATAGGCATATCGTTATCCTCTCTACGATAGATTGCTACATATTTCATATACCAATTCCTCCTATTCTACGTTCGATCTGATCTCTGAGCGCCGACATTTTTATTGGATCGTGATACCATCCAACAATGATTTCATTATCGCGACCGTATAATCTATTTGTCATCTCGCCGTAATAAATGCTGTCATACGACTGTATCGTATAATCTGCATCAACGGTTACTAATAAGTAACCGTTGATGCCTTTTCTCAGTTTTCCTACGATTCCACGGATCGTGTCACGCATTTGTACACTCCTCCAATCCAGATAAAAAGCATTCACGATCATCTTTAAGTTTATTTAACTCTGCCTTAAGCTTTCTTTCCTTAATTTCATAGTCCTCCATCACATGAGCGGTATTCCTCATATCCCGTATCAGCCGCATACCGAAATGCACGTATAAATAAGCGATCTGATCTTTACCGTCGATATTCGATATGCTCGGATGATACATATATACATAATCAATGAGTTTCATTTCATCGGTAGTCGGACTACTAAATTTTATTCCGGTAGAATCACAAATCTGCCTTGCCTTGTTTACAAATTCCTCACGTGTCATTATCGTACCTCCCATTTACCATTGCTTAAATCTACGTCCATGATGATCTCCAGCCGTCAATAAGATCCGTTGTCTGGCGTCTTACGGACTCCATCGGGATTCTGCTAAGATAGGCGGAGCCGTCGTAATGGTAGACAAGCTCATATCTGTAATTTCTGGTATCGACATAACCAAGCGCTTTCAGTTCGTTTTTCATTCTCTGTGTGATCTTCATATTGTTTTTCCTCCTTGCCTATTAGCTT